GGGTGACGGACCTTGGCCTTACTCAGATTGGTCCTTTAATGGTTGGCAATTTTGATGACAATGTTCCTGTCAAAGTTCATAGCTGTTATTACACTAATGTCAGTGCGATGATACGTAACCTTATCAGAAGGTCGGATTTTGATGTGGATTGTATGAATGATTACGCGAAGTGGTTGTATGATTATGAATATCAACGTCGTGCTGGAATTATTGATTGTTATGCTGCTGAAGTTGACATGTCACAATATACCACACAGAATTGGATTAATAGTCATAGTGGGATGCAAAAGACTGAGTATCAAGAATATTATGACAAATACACTGAGGGTAAGATTTTAAGTGTTGAAGAGCTACTTAAATGTATGGCTCATGTTAAGGTTGATGAAAAACAACTTGTTACTGAACCATCTGATGCTAAGACAAGAAATATTACTGCACAGAACGGTTATGCTAAAGTCATTATGGGGCCCATTGTTGCATTTGTGTCAGATGCGTTTAAAAAATATGACAAAGCTTATGGTAGCGGTATGTCATGGACTGAGAGACAATTGAAACTCAACAATATTCTTAAGAATTATATCGATCCTGTTGAGATAGATATTGATGGGTCAGGTTTTGATGGCACACAATACGCTGAATTAAAAACTCTTAATGATACTAATGATTATAGGTATGCTTACAACACTTATTTGAAGCATAACTATATCTTTTCTGAACATGAGATAGATGTAGTCTTATCCGATCAACGTCAGTTTGTTTATAACAAACATCTTGATTTTCATTACATTGTTCGTGGTACGGTTGGTTCTGGTTTTATGTTAACGTCTGATGGTAATACGCGGCGCTCAACTTCATACATACGTTATGCTTTACATCATACGAAATTGATTGAGGGCATTCATTATGATTTAGAGGGTTGTGGTGATGATGTTAAGATAATAACCGAACGTGAACATGCCAAAATCATTGTTGATGCTTTATACCAGTACGTTTATGTTAAAGATGGTCAAAAAGGTAAATTAGGTCAGGTCGCTAAATATATAAATGTTGTTGGATTGGATCAAGGTAATTATATATCGACCACTACCTTTTTAACTGATGATGGAGATTATCGCTTTTCACGTCAAGTTGATCGTTTTGTTAAGTCAATAGGTTATAGTATTATGAATACTTCCGTTGATGCCAAGAACATAGCTTTGAAATCTGCACAATTGGCAATTGCTAATGCTTTTTCAATTTATGCGTGGGCAACAGGTATACATTTCTTTACTGCTTACGCTGATGCTTTAGTGCGTTCCGCTAAGATGGTTTTTAAGAAATATAATTATGTGTATGATTTGAAAACGATTCTTAAATATAGTAGTGACCGTGAGTATATGGCGCGTTTTAGACGAAATGATGACAAACGCGACTGTGACGTAGCTTATCATAGATACCTCGCTGACAACTATGGCGTGAGTGAGTATGATCTTTTAGAATATTATACTACATTGAATACCATACAGAAGCCTTATGGTGTTTATAATCTTGGAATAATTGATAAGCTTTTGAAGTGTTCTACTGCACACACGCACATTTATGATTCGTTAATAACTAAAAGATATGTCAGTATCACGTCGAATCAAATTATGATGAATATTGAGCGTGTGTCTTATGACCCAAGATTGTTTAGTGAACAGCCTTTTGAGTCGATTGATGATTATATCCCTAAGTTAGGGGATCATGAGCTTGCAGAACTCGAAGGCGACAAGTTCGCATTTGGTGAG